ATTCTGAAATGGATCTAGCTCTGAGATTCAGAAACAGATATTCCAAATCAAAAACTGGCAATGAATCTACACTTATATCACTTAAAATACAATTGTTTACAACTTGTTTTATTGTATTCAAAACAGCTTCAGCATCTTGAGATTCTGAAGCCATTAGGAATAGTTTTTCTTCTTTAACTGTAAACGGCCTAAATTTAATTTTTTTATCTACAGATAATAATTTCAAATCATAAATTGGTACGTCAACTTTTGGTAACATAATTTCCCTCACTTAATTAAAAGAATAATCTCCCTAATGCTTGATCAATATTTCTTCCTGCTCTACTCACAAGTTTTTCTCCAGCATTTCCAAATAAAGATGCAGCCGCTTGAGTTAAATCATAATTTCCATCATAAATTGTTTTATATCTTTGGTATGCAAATTGTATTGACAATCTATGCACACCGTCATCCTGCCAAGATAATTGTTGCGAAGCCACTCCAACAGGAAATGCATCAATTAATTCGACAGCATAAATTTGTTTTATAAATTCATCATACTGTACAATTTTTATATTTGTTAAGTATCGTGTTTCATTATCTTTTGAATATCTTAAATTATTTGTGTCAGTTGGCATAATTGCTTCCATCCAACGATCAAAAAGTTTTCTCTCATAAAATTCATTTGTACATAGAAAGGTCAATGTTGTGTCAGAGTATTGAGTTTGATATGGCACTTTAAATATTGGACCATAAATTTTTACATCAGCCGTTGCAAATGTTTTACCTGGTAGTTCAGCTGATTCACATTGAAGTGCCAAGTATCGTGAAATCGAAGCGTTACTTGTTTTAGATTGTGGGTCAGTTGGTTGACTACCAAAAACACCACCTAAAATTTCTGATACGTTTGTAAATATCGTATTTGGTAAATTAAATAATTGTTCAAATACTGAATTACCTATAAAATTGTTTATATAAGTTGGTATTGGTAAAACCACTTCAAAACGGTTTGGTCGTGCTAGACCGTCTTTTGCACGGATGTTTGATAAGAATAAATTTGGTGCGAATGACATTAGAATTTGCCCTTTGATTCTGCGTAAACTTTACTTGTGCCGGCGCCAACAAATGTTTCCATGGGTAACATACAGGCTATGTCCCATTCGTCAGCAAATATTTCGATGAAGCGTGACCTTACATGTGAATACAAATATCTTTTAATACATGGTATGGCTTCAAATGCTTTTGTTGCGCCTTTTAAATATTGATAATTAACTCTTAGTTCTGTGTTCAAATCAAATCTAGTATCTGTTGCTGTTTGACTGAGTTTATCCAATAAAGTGATTCTGTATCTTGGGTGAATGTAATGTAAATTCAGTCCAAGAAAACCATCATTGTATGGTTCAACAGGTATCACTAAAGGAAATCGGTCAAAGTAAGGCAACTTATCTTTTGTCTTTGGATCATAATAGAAAAAGTACATGCGACCAATAAATGGTGATTTTACCGTTCTTTCTCTATCTCTAAAAAATTCTTTTTCTGAAGGATTTAATGACCTAACTTTAGACTGCAGCCAGGTTCTTGCCTGTTGAGTGCGTGGTCTTAAACCTTCTTTTGCGAGTGATGATTGTATTCTGTCGAGTAATGTAGCCATCTATTATTTATGCTACAATCCCAAATCATTCTCCGTAAGTATTTTGAACTGCCATCCGTGCTCTTTACAGAATATATCGGCAGCTCTCCACTTTTCTTGGTTGATTGCGTATGTTGCAGCTTCTTGAATGAACTTCTTTGTACGCCTTTTTTGAACAGGCATTTTAGTCTGAGATTCTGGTTTTATCTCTAAAATATATGTCATAACCAGGCCATCTTTTCTCCGAACCTTTACTATAAAATCTGGAAAATACCTGTGAATTCGGTTGTCTACGGGCGAGCGATATGGTATGGGTAATTCTTCAGATGCCCACCATATGACGCTTGGATTTTCATCCAAATACTTCATTACTCTTACCTCCCAAGAAGAACGATATATGATATGATTAGGATCACCATTGTACTTCTTGGGATTGTTAGGTATAAACCTTCCTTTATATGACATAAATACTATCTAGTCAACTTTAAAGGCATATAATGTCTATTTTTAAACTAACGAATATCTCTTTTAATAAAAATTCCACACCACAAAGTAATGATGCACGTGGTAATTTAGTTGGTTCACCATATTTTTCAAACACTTTTAGATACCCAATAGATTTAGGATCTAGTGACAAAGGACATTATATGGTAATTCATGTTAACGAACAGATTAAGACTAGTTACGAAGGACCAACTTCAAGTGATTCTCCCACTATATTCTCAAATCGAAGAAATCTACAAAATCAAATTGGAACAAGTTTTAACACTTTTGGTGCATTAAGTCAACTTATGCAAGATGCTAAAAATGTAGGTGGTATTTTAAAAAATGCTGTCGAAACAGGAGAAAAAGTTATTGGTGCTATTACTTCAAAAGGTAATATAACAAATGTTGGTGATGCAAATTCATATAGACCAGCTTTAGATGTTCGAACAATCAGAAGAACGACTGATACAATAGCTTTATACATGCCTGATACACTTAATTTTACTCATCAACAAAACTATAGTGATATTAGTTTAGGTGGTGGACTATTTGCTACCGCTGGTGCAGCCTTATCAGCTGTTCAAGGTGCAACTAATGCCGCAGAAATGAGTGATAAACTTTTAAAAAATGCATCTCCTTTTGTTTTATATGGACTTTCACGATTAGCAGGTGATATTGGCGCAGCTGCTTTTGCTGGTGGTTTTGGAGCTGTTGCAAATCCACAATTAGAACTTTTATATTCTTCTCCATCTTTAAGGTCTTTTAGATTTGATTTTATGTTTTATCCTCGAACAACAAAAGAAGCAATTGAGGTTCAAAGAATATTAGATAGGTTGCGTTTTCATCAGGCTCCAGAAATATTAGGTTCTCAAAATGTTGGAGGAGTTGGAGGATTTTTCTTGGTGCCACCATCTGAATTTGATATTAAATTTTATTACAATGGCCAAGAAAATCCAAATATACCTGAAATATCAACTTGTGTTTTGACAAGTTTAGATATTGATTACGCTCCAAATGGATTTTCAACTTATGAAGTCCCTAATCAATCAACACCAACAAAGGGACGAACAGGTATGCCTGTAGCAATAAGATTAAGTATGGAGTTTAAAGAAACCGAAATGCTCACAAAAGCTAACTTTTCAAGAGATGCAGGAAGGTCGTCATCTACGAATGAATCTGATAGAATTCAGGGTGGTGGAGAAAGATAATGGCAAAATTTTTTAAATACTTTCCAAATACTTCTTACACACTTGATGAACTTAATGCGGAAGTAGTAAAAAACATTCTGGTCAAAGTTTCATTTGAAAAAGAATTTAGAGATAATTCAGTATTGTATTATGAATATTTTGTAAGTGAAGGTGATACTCCTGATGTTGTTGCACATAAAATTTACGGATCATCTGATCGGCATTGGATAATTTTATTATTAAATGAAATGTTGCACCCACAATTTGATTGGCCACTAGATTCAAAATCAATATTAAAATATATTGATAAAAAATATCAATCTCAAAAATATGCAAATAATTCAACTGAAGGTGCCGGAACAACTTGGGCTCAATCAAATACCAAAGAATATTTTTTAATAGAAAAGAAAAAAAATGAAAGATTAGATCAAGAAATATCAATAGAAAAATTTTCTATATCATCTAATGTTTACGCAAATACAACTACAACAACTTCAAATTATACTTTATCAGATGGCACACCAATTTCGATAGAAACAACAAAAGAATCAATTTCATATTTTAATTATGAAATTGAAAATAATGAAAATAAAAGATCTATAAAAATTTTAAAACCTGATTTTCTTCCTGCTGTTGAAGAAGAACTGCAAAGAATATTGAGATGACAAGTAAGGCTTCAGATTTTGTTATAAAAGAACTTTCTTTAGTTTATAAACAAAAGAAGGTTGATATTTCTGGTATATTTCAAGAATTAAACATTTATGATAGTGTTTTTTTACCTTGCCTTCATGGTACTATTGTAATCGTAGATGCTAAAGCTTTAACAGAAAAATTGTCTTTAGATGGTTCTGAAAGTTTGATCGTAAATATACAAAAAGAAAAATCTGATCGTGAAAATGACCCTTTTGTTTTTCAAAAAGTTTTTAGAGTATTTAAACAATCAAATAGAAAAAATATAAATCAAACATCAGAAGCTTACATTTTACATTTTATTTCTGAAGAATTTATATTATCTGAACAACAAAAAGTTTCTAAATCATTTACAGAAAAATATTCAGAAATAGTAAAGTCTATTTTAGAAGATTATCTTGCTATAAGTATTGATAATGAATTGTTTAAAGGTGGTATGTTTTCTGAATCAATAGGGTTGAAAAAAGTTGTAATACCAAACCTTTCACCAATAGATGCTGTAGAATGGTGTTCTAAAAGAAGTTTGGATGAAAATGAATCTCCGTCATTTGTGTTTTTTGAAAACAATAATGGGTATAATTTTACCACACTTTCTAGGTTGTTATCAGCAAGATCTGTAGCACAATTAAATTTTTTACCAAAAAATATATCTTTATTGAATAATCAACAAACAAATGAACTGTATGGTGTTAAAGAATTTAAAGTTTTAAATCAATACGATTTTTTAGAAAATGTTCAAAATGGTGTATATGCAGGAACTTTTATTGGTTTTGATCCAATAACAAGAACGATAGCAAAAAGACAAATAACTTTTGATGATCATTATTATACTTTAGAACATGGAAATCAAAAACCAAATTTAACTGTTGTTGAAAATAAAAAAGGCCAGTATAATACTGAAATGTATGATGCTAAACAATCAGTTTATGTTTTTGGATACTACCGAAAAGAAAATGATTATATTAATGAGAACGATCCAGAATCTTTAAATTATGTTGATGATCCCTATAAGTATATTTTTCAACGCAAGGCTATTTTTCAAAATCTAATGATGCAACGAGTTCAAGTTTTAGTACCAGGTAATTTTGAATTAACTTCAGGAGTTAATGTAGATCTTTTGGTTCCGAAAAGAAGTGAAGCCATGAGTAACGAAGATTTTTATGATAAGTCTCTATATGGTAAATATTTAATAATTGCATCACATCATTGTATTTCACCTACAAAACATGAAGTGGTTTTTGAAGCTGTTTCTGATTCATCAAATAAAGATGTTGAAGTTATGCAAACAGAACCTATATTAAATGAGGATTATTTTTCATGATTATAACTCAAAATAAAAAAGAATACGGAACTTTCAATCCAAATAATTGGGTTGGAGTTATAGAAAATTCTCATGATGATCTTAAAATTGGAATGTATAAAGTTCGAATTATTGGGTTACATGATCCCGACACGAATAAAGTTCCAATGCAAGATTTACCTTGGGCTCATGCCGTAGTACCATTATCTCAAGGACATACAACATCTATTGCTAGAGAGGGTGAATGGGTTGTTGGTTATTTTTTAGACCCTGAAACTCTGCAATACCCTGTTATTGTAGGCATTTTACCAGGAATACAATCACATAATGTAGTAAATATAGTAGGCACCAATACTACACGAACTTCTTCAGCACTACCTGGTGCTGTAGGTTTTACACCTCAGTTGACAGAAAAACAAGCTGAAAAAGAACCAGTTCCACCAAATGGTGTTGTGCAGAGAGAAGTTGGTCAACCAACAACTGTAGCATTAGCAAGAGGCGTTATTGCAAATAGTTCTATTGCTTTAACAAATTCAAACTTAGAACACGTTTGTGATTTTAAGAAAAAACTTAGAGCTGATATTGCAATGGCCAAAATGATGACTTATGAATTCGTGCAAAAAATTAGAAATCAAATTAAAGCATTTTTTGCTGGCTTAGCAAGTGGGCCCATGAGCACTGCTGTACAAACAGCAGTTAGACAAATAAAAGAAGTTTTAAAAATTATTAAAAAAGCTGTTGATTTTGCAACTGAGGTCGCAAAAACAATTTCAGAATTTATTAAATATTGTAATGAAATTCTCGCTTATATTGCAAGTTTACCTGTAAAATTGGCACAACTATTAGCTAAATGTGTTAAAGAATTTACTGATGCTTTATTTGAAACAGTATCTTTCGATGATCCAAATGTTCCGTCAGGAACAAAAACTGCTTTTTCAGAAATAAAAACTTTAATAAGTGACGCAACTAAAACAGCAGAATCTATTCAAAGTGCTGTTGGAGCAACCACACAAGCAGTAGCTCAAGCTACTGCCTTAGCATATAACGCTAAATCTTTTGGAAAAATATAATGGCCGTAAATAAACCACCAGGTGATGATTGGACAGAGCCAGAATCAACTTTCAAAGGTGAATATCCTTACGCCCACGTAACAGAAACAGAATCGGGTCATCTTTTTGCTTTAGATGATACCAAAGAGTCTGAGACTGTTAGACTTGCTCATCGAACAGGCACATTTACTGAAATGCAACCTGACGGAACAAGAGTTGATAAAATTGTTGGTGATAGTTACCAAATCGTTGCAAAAAATAATCATATTCTGATAAAAGGTGTATGCAACATTACGATTGAAGGAGATTCCGTTCTTCATGTAATGGGCGATGCAGACATGAAAGTTGATGGTGATGTTTATTCTTTAGTAGAAGGTGATTCAACAACAAAAGTAAAAGGTGATGCT